TTTTTCTTTAAATTCTCCATTTTTACATTTAAAAAGTCCATCTCTTTGTATCCAATATTTCATAACTGGTGGTTCATCTTCAAAATTTTCCATACCATATTCTTTATTATTTAAATTATTTAATATAATTTTTAAAATTATAAAAACTAAAAGAATACTAAAAATAAAAAGTAAATTTTTAATTAATTTATTATTCTTTATATTAATCATTTTAATTATAGTTTTAATTTATATAAATAAAATTATATTTTTTTTATATATTTAAATAAGAAATAAATATTATATATTCGAATTTTTTAATTATACTTTTTTTATTATTTCTAAATTTTGGTATTATTATTATAAGAACTATTTTTTAATTTTTTGGAAACAAGTCTTCTTGTTTATGCTTATCTAAGAAATTATTTATAAAATTTCTAAATTTCATAGTTTTTGTATTATTATCATAAGAACCTTTACTTAAATTATCTAGAAGTATATAATAATTTATTAAATCATTTCTAAATGGTATTAATTCTTTCATATGATGAAAAATGACTTTTAAATTACTTTCAAATAAAGGGTTATACAGTCTTCCATTTTTAATTTCTCCTTTATATAATGTTTTTTCTATATAATCTATTCTTTCAGGTAAATCTCCATAAATTATTTTCTCTATTCTTTTATCATTAGAATCCTGATATCTAGTAAGTTTTTTACTTGCACCATAATTATGTTTATGATCAATTGCCGCACCTTGACTTTGTGTGACATAACCATCCGGACATTTTGCTTTATATGAACCATCTTTACATTTAAATAATCCATCTTTCTGCACCCAAAATTTTACATCTTCAAAATTTTCTTGAATATATTCTTTATTATTAAAATAATTTAATATTGGTCTTAAAACTATAAATATTAAAAGAATACTAAAAATAAAAAGTAAATTCTTTATTATATTATTATTTTTTATATTTTTTATATTTTTTATATTTATTATTTTTTGCATTTTTTAAATTGTTATAATTTATATTATTAAAATAATATTTTTTATTTTTATTAAATATTTTTTTTATTAATTTATTTAATTTTTAATTAATTTTTTATTTAATTCATACATCATTCTCTTGAAACGCATTATCTTTTAAATTTTTTAAGTATTTATCATTGAATTCTTTTGGAGACCATAAAGTCCAGTCTGTATTTTCTGGTAATAGACCCATTTTAGTATATACAAAAGCAACCAAAGCACTACAAAAAAATTCGTTTGTTTTTTGTTTATTTCCAATATCTAAATTTAATCCTGCACATATAAAATCGAATATGTTAATATCATATGGTTTATTTTGAATTTTTTGATATATAAGCCACATTAATATATTTCTAGTAATAGAACATTTACTCCAATTTAATTTTCTATATACTATCTTACCATCATAATTTTTTATTTTATCTTTTAAAGGTATAATCTGAACTCCAAATTTTTTTTTATCATCTACTTCATCTTTAATTGGTTCAAATCCTGACTCTAATAAATGTAATCCTTTTAATTTAGGATCAATTTGGGTCGGATTTTTTAGAACAATTCCTATATGACTAAATGGAGAACTGGTAAAATATTCAACCATTAATGAAAACCAACTATTTTTACCTGAAAATAGAATTATATCTCCAGTATCGAACTTACTCCAATCTATATTATCATAATTAATTTCATTTTTACTACTATCATTATCAGTCATTTTAATATATAAATAATATAGCATGATATTTTTATAAATATTTATAAATATTTAATATTTATAAATTAAAATATTATTATTAAATATTATTATTAAATATTAAATTTAAATATTATCTTATAATATTGTATAAAAAAATGAATTTATATATATTTTCAGTAATTATATTTATAATAATAATTAATTTTTTTAATTTATCAAATATAAAAAGAAATAAAATAATAAAAGAAAATTTTAATAATGAATCAAAATTATTTAATAATTTAATGGAAAATCATTATAAAAAAATTTTTCCGAATGATGCTAACAGAAATGCTGCTGGTTTTCGTTTTTTTAAATATATTTATGATAATTTAGCAACAAATGAGGAATTATTTGATAATTATAATAAATTTTACTGTGCTGTTAGTGGTTCAATTGTTTCTCCTGATAGGGATGATAATTATGATATTGTAAAGGTAAATGATTTAGATAATAATTGTGTGATTGGTAAGTATTATAGATGTTGCACTCCTTGTAATTGTGATATTATGAAATATGCTGTAATAAATAAAGCTTCAATAGAAATACCAAAAGGTTCTGGTAAATTTTTTGATAAAAATTTAATTACAATAGGTGATCCTTGTATTAAAGAAGATGAATTACCAGAAGAAATTGACAAAAATGTTTTTAAATGTGTTAATAATTTATTAGAAAATGGTTATAGATTAAATGATGAAGGAAAAATTACAGAAAATCAAGGTCGTTTAATAATTGGCGTTTTATATCCAATAAATGAAAATGATAATTTAGATTTAGAGAATTCAATTAATTTATGTATGACAGGCACAAAAAGATTTTTATCTCCTCCTAATAAATTAAAATATGGAATGGGAGATATTTTTGTTAAATTAGCATTAATAAATAATGATAAAATATATCATAATTCAAAAAAGGATCTATGTAAGGAAAAATAAAATAAAAAAATATTTAATGTTTATTATTATTATTAATTAATTTATTTTTTACATATTTTATTTTTTACATATTTTATTTTTTACATATTTTATTTCTAATTACACTAAGTTTTAAATTTGGGAAATATAAATTTTCATTATTAGCCTCTTTAAGACAATTATTATTTTTTTTAAAACCTCTCATCACTTGAACTACTTTATTACTTTTTACTAGATAATAAATATCATTATCAGCATCATATTTATAATGGAATTTTCCATTTTTCTTTAAAATTTGGCAATAACAAGTAGAACAGCAAACAGAAATAGGGAAAAATCTTTTATTTTTTCCATTTTTATCTACAAGAGGAAGACATGCGGTAGATAAAGACTTACTATTTCTCATATTAGCACACCATTCATGACTTAATTTAATTAAATTATCTATACTATTATCGCTTTTTTTTATAACTGATTTTAATTTATCATCTGCGTTTTTTATTATAATATTATTATTACCATTATTATTTGTAAAATTTTCTTTACTATTTGTAAAATTTTCTCTTGCTACATACAAAGATAATATTACACAAACAATTAATATTAGTAAATTTTGGAATCTACTAAATTTTAATTTTTTTAAACTCATTTTTCTTAATATATTCATTTTTAATTTTTATTTAAAATTTTTTTTCTATAAAATATAATAATATTAAAATATTTTTATATTTAGTTTTTTTATTTAAAATTATATAATAATTTAAAATTTTTTATCTTTATTTTTATCTTTATTTTTATTTTTATCTTTATTTTTATTTTTATCTTTATTTTTATCTTTATTTTTATCTTTATTTTTATTTTTATTTTTATCTTTATCTTTATCTTTATTTTTAATCTAATTCTTCTATTTCAGGTTGTGATGGAACTTCAGGCTCTGCTGTTGTTCCTGGATTTGGAGGAGGTTGAGGTGTTTGCTGTTGATACATTTTCATCATAATTGGATTTGCTACTTCTTCTACTTCCTTTTGTTTTGCTTCATATGCATCTTTTTCTTCATCTTGATTTTCTCCTAGCCATTCTATTACCTCATTTACTTTTGTTGTAATTGATGTTCTATCTGCTTCTTCTAATTTTGATGATAACTCACCTTCCACATTATTTTTTAAATTATAACAATAACTTTCTAAAGAATTTTTTGCTTCTACCTTTTCTTTATTTAATTTATCTTGTTCTGAATATTTATTTGCCTCATCTACCATTCTCTCAATATCTTCTTTACTTAATCTTCCTTTATCATTTGTAATTGTAATTGTATTTTTCTTATTAGTAGCTTTATCTACTGCGCTTACATTCAAAATACCGTTGGAATCAACATCAAAAGATACTTCAATTTGCGGTGTTCCACGGGGAGCAGGAGGAATTCCATCCAAATTAAATTTACCCAGTAAATTATTATCTTTTGTAAATGAACGCTCACCCTCAAATACCTGAATTAGCACTCCGGGTTGATTATCAGCGTATGTAGAGAATATTTGACTTTTAGTTGTTGGAATAGTGCTATTTCTTTCAATTAATTTTGTCATTACACCACCTGCTGTCTCAATTCCAAGAGATAATGGCGCTACATCCAAAAGAAGTAAATCTTCTGTTTTTGAACCACCATGTCCTGATAAAATAGCTGCTTGGACTGCTGCTCCATATGCTACTGCTTCATCTGGATTAATTGAATGATTTGGTTCCTTACCATTAAAATAATTCTTTAATAAATTTTGGATTTTAGGAATACGAGTTGAACCACCAACCAATACCACTTCATGAATTTCACTTTTGCTAAAACCACTGTCTCTCATAACTTTATCAACAGCTTCAATACATCTTTTAAATAAATCGCTGTTTAACTCTTCAAATTTAGCACGACTTAATGTAGTATAAAAATCAACTGAATCAGAAATACTATCAACCTCAATAGTAGTCTGTTGGGTAGAAGAAAGAGAACGTTTTGCTCTTTCACATGATGTTCTTAACCTTCTGAGAGCACGGTGATTATTTGAAATATCAACATTATGTTTTTTCTTTAATTCTCTTTTACACCATTCAACCAATCGGTCATCAATATCTTCTCCTCCTAAATGAGTATCACCTCCTGTAGCTTTTACTTCAAAAATACCATCATCAATTGTAAGAATTGAAACATCAAATGTTCCACCACCACAATCAAATATAAGAATATTTTGTTCTACTGATTTTTTATCTAATCCATATGCTATTGCTGCCGCAGTAGGTTCATTAATAATTCTTAAAACTTCTAATCCAGCAATTGAACCAGCATCTTTTGTGCTCTGTCTTTGACTATCATTAAAATATGCTGGAACCGTGACTACTGCTTTTTTTACTATTTTTCCTAAATAGCTTTCTGCTGTATCTTTCATTTTTGTT